ATCTTGTCTGTCCTATTATTCTCCCTGTAAATGAGTCTGTTGCTCTAAGTATGTCATTAGATCCACCTTCATACTTATCTATGTGTATGTCTGCTGTGTAATCATCATAAAACATTGTTCTATTCTCAGAGTCTCTACTTATAATTTGAATCCAACGATCAAAAACATACCTTGGCCACTGATTTACTGGAACTATGAACTGTATGTTCATCTCTTGTGGTTGTTGGAATGTAGCATACTTTCTTTCAATACCAAAGTTAGTTACACCTCCAGTCATCAATGCTCTTGATGGAATCTTTACTTCATCTGCAAGATAGTCTACAGCATCATTCCACTCATTTAATTCTACTGATCCACCTGGTCCTAAAGTATTAGCAGTATTTGCAAACACAAAACGAGGTGGTTGTATTGTGACCTCGAATAGATTACTCTTCGACGGTCCGTAATTACCTTTTGCTAGAAAATCTTGAAAACCTTTAAAATTTCTCATCTTTTTAGTGCTAACTGCGTTGGCATAGGTTTATCTCTTCCATTAATAGTTACATAAAATTGTTCTAAGGGCATCAAACCTATATCTGCCCAATCAGATTCTGGTATGTCTAATAAAGCACCACGCACTCTATTCCTCAAGTATTTATGCACGGTAAGAGCAAAAACATCACTTGATATAGAATTACCTGCTGCTAATGCTTCACCCATCGCTACACGTTCCTGTGGCATCACATAATGTAGGTTAGCACCCCAGAAATGTTCAGCATCTTCATTCATAATATAAACCAATGGAAACGCATCCCAATGAAACATTTTCTCTTTAAACTTTGGGTTTGGATAGTCAAAGAACACCATCCTACCTACCTGTGGTGAAACATAGGTATTGAGAGCAGTTCTTAACTTGTTTCTCCACCACTGTTTAGTTCTACCACCAGTTTGTTTTGCTTTTATGTCGGTGAAGGTGCTCATACTTGTAACTCTTTCTCGGTTAGTATCATAAATACCATTTGACGATCCTTACAATATTCTCTTGCTGCTTTCCACTTTGCATCATTAACAGCATATGTTCTTACCTCATTCAAATATTTCTTTGTACGTCGCTGTTGTTTCTTAGGTGTCTGTGTCTGCTTAAGAGGTTTGACCTCGATAATAAGTCTCGTCTTCCCCCCAGTTTTGGTCCTTGCTCTGACGTAAAAATCTGGAAAGTAGCGATGAACCCTACCATCAACAGGACTGATGTACGGGATAATAATCTCCTCACTACCCCATTCCTCCACGTTTATATTGCGGTCGCACCATACCATAAACTTTCTTTCCCATAAACTTCTATAAATAATATTAGTAGGATCCCCTTTGTATTTTCCAGGGTAACTTGGTTTGAATTTTCCTGAGTAACTTTTAGTCATAATCAAATGTCATTAGTATATCCGAGATCAGTTCCTGGGAGTTCTCTTTTGCAAAACAGAAGAGATAGTTTCGAGACCAGTTTCGTAGACTATTTAGTAATAAAACACCACTCGTCAACAGATGGTAATCCATATTCTTACATTGGTAACAGTGGTGGATATGGTAGTAACAGTGTGCTTGGTGGTGGTGGAGAAGCAGAAGGTAGTTTAAAAAATACAATTTATTTGTACCTACCACCAAAATTACAAGAACAATACTCTACAAATTATGAAAGAACAACCGTTGGTGCAGCAGGTGTTCAAGCATTAGATGCAGGAGCAACAGCAGCAGCAGGAGGAGACGTAGATATAGTAAGTGCTATTCAAACTACTGCAAAAGCAGCAAAACCTCAGTTTGTTATGGATAAAATTGCAGGTGCTTTAGGTACAATTAATAGTGCACTAGGAGCAAGTGGTTCTAACTTAGATGCTAATAGTGTTGGTGCTTTAGTTAAGAAGAAAATATTTAACCCATACCAAGAAACAACATTCCGTGGTACAAACTATCGTTCACATAACTTTTCTTTCCAATGTCAACCACGTAACAGACAAGAATCAGATGAGTTATATAAGATAATAAACGTTCTCCGTAGAGGAATGTTACCAGAAATGCAAGATGCAGATAAAGCAGAACAAACTGGAGTAACAGAAGGAGGTAATGAGACTGATACTACCCTTGCAGAAGAAGCATTTAGTGGGTCAGCAGCAGGTCGTTGGTTAGGAATACCAGACTACTTTAGACTTGACATCATTCGTATAGCAGGAACACCAAGTGATGATGGTAGTTTAGAACTGAGTGGTGGTTCTCCAAAAGGATTGAAAAGAATTATGCAGTTCCCTACTAAAGTAGTGTTAAAAAATATGAGTATAAATTTATCTCCTGATGGTCCATATAATTCATTGAAAGATGCTTTTGATAGTAATATGGATTACGGTCCTGCTTCTTTCACAATGTCTCTAGTTTTTGATGAGACTGCATTCCTTACTAGAAATTCACTAACAGTGTAATGGCATACTTTAAATACCTACCTAAAGTTTTTGTTAGAAATAAAACCAGAGTCAACGGTTCACAACCATATGAACTGTCTGTAAATATTTTTAGACGTATCAAAATCAGAGATGATTTACAAGGTTCATTACTTGGATTCACTCAGTATGAGATACAAGATGGAACAAGACCTGATCAGGTTGCCTATGAGATATATAAAGATGCAGGTCTAGACTGGGTAATTCTTCTAATTAATAACATTATTAATGTAAATGAAGATTGGCCAATGAATCGTGAAGATTTATACAACTATGTCCTAGACAAATACGGTTCTATCGAAGGAGTAAAGCACTATGAAACAAAGGAGTATAAGAGTCCTAGTCTTGATCTTGTCCTACTTCCTGGTGGGATTACTGTTTCGGAGTCTTACCAATACACGAAACCCGATGGCACCATCCTTCCAAAATCCGAATCTAGATCTTCAGTATCCTACTACTCCTATGAAGCAGCAATAAATGATACTAAGAGAAACATATATCTTTTACGTCCACAATATCTAAATGACTTCATTGCAGAGTTCAAGAAGTTAGCAAGGTATCTTCCTAACATTGAACTAGATTCTTCTAACAATAAGAAAACACAAGGATCTCTTGCTGAAGAATTTATCGGTCTACCCAAGTACAATCGTCCAAGACAGAGCACTGCATCAACAGGTTCTGCATCTGGTGGTGGTTCTTCTACTGCATTAATATCTTCTGGTGGTTCATCAGCAGCGTCGTCAACAACCACGACAACTACATCTACAGGTGTAACATTAAGTACAACAGATTCAAATGCCTCTTCCGCTACAACTTATAATAATACATCATCTACTGACACAAGTTCCTCGTCAAGCAGTTCATCGAGTTCGTCATCAAGTTCATCAAGTTCTTCATCCTCAAGTGGATCAAGTAGTTCTAGTTCTTCTAGTGGTTCTTCTAGTTCTAGCGGGTCTTCGGGATCAAGTGGGGGTGGATACTACGGAGGAGGGTACTAATCCAAACAGTAGTCCAACGCTTTTTTAGCAGTATCTTTTAATCTCGGTCTCTTCCACGAAGCATAAGGAATAGTCACTAAAAATCCCAGAAGATCCGCATCAGGGTCCTCTGGGATTCCTATTGGTTCAACAAAAAATATACCTGCTCTTGCTACAGTTTTCCACTTACCCACATCAACAAATCCCAACCCTCTCAACGCACATTCTAGTTTGAGAGAGTAGCATCCGTCGATTAGTTTCATTTAAAAACACCAGTTATCGTCTTTGTAAATGTAACAGGGAACTCCGTGTTCGTTGTACTCATTCGGTGAGAAGTATGGTCCTCTTCGCCAACCATAGTGATGGTGGTGATGATAATCTCCGTACTCTGGTCTAGGAGCAGGACGATACCAACAGTTCCAACTTTCAAATGTCCTATCAAAAGCACAATGAGAAGGTTCTACTTCAAATTCTCCACTTTTTAATCTAGTGTGTGCTGATGCAACTTGAGGTGTAGCGATTGCTGCTACAAGCATTAAAGGAAAGAGTTTCATAATGTAACTTCATTACCGTGTTCTGTACCTATTCTACCACGAATAAACACATCATATGCAATACATAGTCGCCAGTTTGTAGACTGGTTGCGTTCTGCCCTGTGTACTAACTGTGATGGAAACATCAACAGAGTTCCAGGTTCGGGTAGTATAGAAAATTGTTTAGCAGTTGCAGGAACAAATCCTACTGTGTCTGGTTCCAATGTAGGAACAAAACAGTTCTGATAATGTGCTCCCTTGTTAAAGAACAACCTTCCACTGTCAGGGTTACACATTATATAGTAAACACCACTCATTACAGCGTTGGTATGTGAATGCCAATCACAACTATCTCCAGTTTTATGTGATGCTGCCCAAGATCTTACTATCTCTAG